GATGATGAGCTTGAACAGTTTTTCACAGAACGTTATAGACAGTACCTCGATTCAATTAAAAAAACCAATAGTTCGTCTAGTAATTAAGGATTTAATAACTGGGGATAGTTTTAAAAAAGAGTTAAATTTAATAACAATTAAATACTCTTTATTAGAAAATAAAGTTATATTAAAAGATAGTGTTATTAATAATCTTAATTTTCAAATCAATAATTTTAACTCTATACTATCAACTAAAGGATCCCAATTAGAAGTTACCCAAGAATTAAATAATAAATTAAAGCTTGAAATTAAAAAGCAAAAATTTAAAAATAAACTAACAGCCGGGGCTGGAGTAGTAGCTATATTAGTTGCTGTACTTTTAGTAAAATAGTATGTCTGATTTAAAAAAAGTAATACGTCAAGAATATTTAAAATGTGCTCAAGACCCAGTACATTTTATGCGTAAATACTGTTATATACAGCACCCACAACGTGGTCGCATACAGTTTAACCTGTACCCATTTCAAGAAAAGGTATTAACGTTATTTCAAGAAAACCCCTATAGTGTAGTATTAAAATCTAGACAGTTAGGTATATCAACCTTAGGAGCAGGTTATTCTTTATGGTTAATGATTTTTCATAAAGATAAAAATATACTTTGTATAGCAACTAAACAGGAAACAGCTAAAAACATGGTTACGAAAGTAAAATTCATGTATGAAAATTTACCTTCATGGCTTAAAATAGATGCCCCTGAAAATAACAAATTAACCTTAAGATTAGCAAACGGGTCACAAATTAAAGCTACATCAGCATCAAGTGATGCCGGTAGATCAGAAGCAGTATCTTTACTATTAATTGATGAGGCAGCATTTATTGATAATATTGGAGAAATTTGGGCATCCGCTCAACAAACACTAGCAACGGGTGGTGGTTGTATAGCATTAAGTACACCTTATGGTACTGGTAATTGGTTCCACCAAACATGGGTTAGAGCAGAAAATAGAGAAAATCAATTTTTACCCATAAAACTCCCTTGGTATGTTCACCCTGAAAGAGACCAAAAATGGCGAGACACACAAGATGAATTACTAGGTGATCCTAGAATGGCGGCACAAGAATGTGATTGTGATTTTAGTACCTCGGGTGATATTGTTTTTTATCCTGAATTAATAGACTTTTACGAAAAAACATATATAAAAGATCCTATGGAAAGGAGAGGAGCAGACCAAAATCTATGGGTATGGGAATCCCCAGACTACACTCGTGATTATGTTGTAGTAGCAGACGTTGCGCGTGGTGATGGAAAAGATTATTCAGCGTGTCATGTAATTGATGTAGCTAACAATGTACAAGTTGCTGAATATAAAGGTCAACTTGGAACTAAGGAGTATGGTCATTTATTAGTAGGTTTAGCTACTGAATACAATGAAGCCATGTTAGTAATAGAAAATGCTAATATAGGATGGGCAACTATTCAAGTAGCATTAGATAGACAATACCCTAACCTTTATTATTCACAAAAGGGTGATTCCTCAACATCTAATTCGTATTTTGACAAATATCAAGACCATTCAAAAATGGTAGCTGGTTTTACAATGTCTTCTAGAACAAGACCTATGGTAATAGGTAAATTCCAAGAATACGTTGGAGATAAAGGTGTAACCATTCAATCAAAAAGGTTAATAGAAGAGATGAAAACTTTTATTTGGAGAAATAACAGAGCGGAGGCACAAAGTGGATATAATGATGATTTAGTGATGTCTTTTGGTATTGCTATGTATATTAGAGATACGGCCTTAAAATTAAGACAACAAGGATTACAAGCTACCAAAAATGCATTAGGTAGTATGAAAGTAAATAGAACAGAGTATCAAGGAGGATATGGTTTCTCACAAGGATCAGATAACCCATACCATCAAGACATAGGGGGAAGTAAAGAGGATATTAGATGGCTTCTTTAGGTAATATTTATAACAATAATAACAAATTATGGCTGACAAAAGCGTATTTACAAGATTAAAAAGATTATTTTCAACTGACGTAATAATTAGAAATGTTGGTGGCGATCAAATTAAAGTAATAGACAGTGGTAAAATACAATCTACAGGTGAATTAGAAACTAATTCATTAATGGATAGATATAATAGAATATTTTCAACAAGTCCTACATCTTTATATGGAGCCCAATTTAATATAAACTATCAATATTTAAGACCCCAATTATACTCAGAGTATGATGTAATGGATAATGATGCTATTATTGCTTCTGCTTTAGATATTTTAGCTGATGAATCAACATTAAAAAATGATATGGGTGAAGTGCTTCAAATTAGAAGCGCTAATGAAGACGTACAAAAAATATTATATAACTTATTTTACGATGTATTAAATGTAGAATTTAATCTTTGGATGTGGATACGTCAAATGTGTAAATATGGTGATTTTTTCTTAAAATTAGATATAGCAGAAAAATTTGGGGTTTATAATGTAATACCTTATACTGCGTATCATATTGAAAGACAAGAAGGATATGACCCAGATAACCCATCAGCTATTAGATATAAGTATGCTATGGATGGAATGGATAACATAAGTTCAGGCATGTACCCAGTTCCTGGTTCTACTGCTGGTAATTTATCTAATGAAAATGGGATATTCTTTGATAATTATGAGATGGCTCATTTTAGATTAATATCTGATGTTAACTATTTACCATATGGTAGATCTTATATTGAACCCGCACGTAAATTATATAAACAATATGTTTTAATGGAAGACGCGATGTTGATTCATAGAATTGCTCGTGCCCCTGAAAAAAGAATTTTTTATATGAATGTTGGTTCTATTCCTCCAAATGAAATAGATGCATTTATGCAGAAAACTATTAGTAATTTAAAACGCACCCCATTCCAAGATAATAAAACAGGTGAATATAATTTAAAATTTAACCAACAAAATATGTTGGAGGATTTCTACATCCCCGTTCGTGGAAATGATCAGACAACTAAAATTGAAACCGCACCTGGATTACAGTATGATGGTATTCAAGATGTTGAGTATTTAAGAGGTAAACTATTTGCTGCACTTAAAATCCCAAAAGCATTTTTAGGATATGAAGAAGATATTGAAGGAAAATCTACATTAGCAGCACAAGATATTAGATTTGCTCGTACCATTGAAAGACTTCAAAGAATAATAATATCAGAATTAAATAAAATTGCTTTAGTACATTTATATACTCAAGGGTATACCGATGAAACCTTAACCAACTTTACATTACAGATGGCTAGCCCATCAATAGTGTTAGAACAAGAAAAAATTGAACTGTTAAAATCTAAAACAGAATTAGCTGGTACAATGTTAGAACAAGGTTTAGTTCCATCTGATTGGATATATGATAATGTTTATCACTTTAGTGAAGATCAATATGATGAATATAGAGACTTAACTAGAGAGGATGCTAAACGTAAATTTAGAATAGCTCAAATTGAAGCAGAAGGAAATGACCCAGTAGAAACGGGTAAATCATATGGTACTCCTCATGATTTAGCATCATTATATGGTAAAGGAAGAACAATGTCTGATCCTGGTAATGTACCTGATGGTTATAATGAAGATGATCCTAAATTAGGTCGCCCACAAGATACCATTACTAGTAGAAATAAACAAGATTCTAATTTTGGTAAAGATAGATTAGGTGTTGATGGTATGAAGGGTAAGGATAAAAATGATTCGGATTCTATTCGTAATAATTTTAAAGGAGGTAACCCGTTAGCCCTTGAAGGTGCTAAAGTATCTTTCTTAAAAAATAAACAAATATTTGAAGATTTAGATAAAAAGAATTTAGTATTTAAGTCTGATAAAGATAATAGTAAACTATTAGATGAAAACCAATTAAAGGAGTAAAAAACTTTACATATTTATAAATAAATATATTTTTTGATGAAAATAAAACACTCAAAGTACAAAAACACAGGCATATTATTTGAACTGTTAGTACGTCAAATTACCGCTGATACACTTAAAGGTGGTAATTCACCTGCAATAGATATCTTAAAAGAATATTTTGTAAATACTTCTTTAGGTAAAGAATATAAATTATATGAATCTATACTTAAGTCTAGAGTAGTAACTGAAGGTAGAGCTACATTAGTAATTGATACTATATTAGAAGCATCGACCAAATTTAATAGAAAGTCTTTAAAGAAACAAAAATATAATTTAATTAATGAAATTAAAAAACATTATAATTTAGAATCTTTTTTCGGTTCTAAAGTAACAAATTATAAAGAATTAGCTGCTTTATATACTTTAGTAGAAAATATTAATTCAAACTTTATTTCTAATCCTACACAATTAGTAGACAATAAAATAACTTTATTAGAGCATTTAACTAAGAAAGAAGTTACACAAGATTCAAAACAAACAGTATTAAAGGAATTTTCTGAATGTGATAAAGATGTAAGGACTTTAACATATAAAGTATTATTAGAAAAATTTAATAATAAGTATGATGACTTAACCAATTCTCAAAAACAAGTACTTAAAGAATACATTAATTCAGTGGATTCAACCCCGGATTTAAGAAATTTTTACAACGTTAAAATTAATGAATTAAAAAATATTTTAGTTAAAGAAACAAAAAATATTAAAGATAAAGCTACAAAAGTTAAAATTACTGAAATATCTAAATTTTTAATTGAATTGAAAAAAACTGATAAGGTTGGAGATAATAATTTGGTTGATTTATTACGTTATTATCAATTATTAAATGAAATACAAATAGCAAATGGCACACAAATATAAACTTAAGGAAATAGAAGTTGGTGATGTAAAAGTAGATAATGGGGTTAAATCTGTAGTTACAGATAAAGACCCTAATACTGGTGCTATATCTTGGTCTATTGATTATGTTCCAAATTTAACTAAATTAGTTGAAGATGTTGATGAATTAACAAAAACAGCTAAAGGTGTGTATCAAAAAGCTAAAAATGATAAAAAGTTTTTAGATATATACGAACAAGCTAGATCTTTAAGAAATACCATTAGAACCCACATTAGAAATAACTACCCAGAAGAATATAAAAAAGCAATGAGAGAAGGGGAGGTAGATGAAGTATCTATGTCAGGTGCTGCTGGTGCTTATAATACACCTTATGCCTTTAGAAAAAAAGGTGCTAAAGCTGATGATGAAGCTTATAAAGAATTAGGGTATACTGTAGTAAAAGAAAAAGCATTACCTGTAGTTAGAAAAAAATTAGCAAAGGTACCTAAAGCAAAAAAAGTAGCATCTAAATATAAAATGAAAATGCCCTCAGGTGTAGTTAGTACATTAGGTTATACTATGGATGAAGCTTATGGAGATGGTGAAGATTTAGGCCCTGGACCAAAAGCGGGTCCTGAAGGAGTTACTGATAGTGCATATGTAAAACAATTTAAATATAAACTAGTTCCTAAAAAGAATGGTACTTATGTACAAAAAGGTTCAGGAATGATAGTTAAAAATTTATTTTAATATGTATAAACGTAATATAAAAGAACAAGAAGATAAAGCATCTAAATTCCATGAGGAACGTATAGAAGCTTTTGATAAATTAGAAACTAGATTTGATGATATTAAAAAATCTATTAAATTAGCTAAAATAGAAACAATAAAATATTACAGAGATAATCCAGACAGTTTTTCTGTTGTAATAGGCACAGATATGCTAAACGATTATTTTAACGATATAGAAACATTATTACAATAACACAATTATGAAACACACACCAAACGAATTATTTAACAAACTTACAAAAAAGTTTAATCCTAAGGTTGAAAAAGAATTAATCAACGAGGAATTAGGTCAAATAGTGACATTAAAACCATTAGTACAAATGGAATCTTCAATAAAAGACCCATTTTGGTCAAAATTTGAAAATTTCTTAGCTGAAGGTGGTACATTAGAACCTCTTGTTAATAATGAAGATAAAGTTAAATACAATTCTAAAGAACAAGACGAAAAAATTAAAGCCGACCCTAAATTAAAGTTCGAAATGGACAATAAATTAGGTGGTTCTTATAAAGTATCTGATGCTGTAGAAAATATTGATTCTCATAATTACGATTATGATCCTAAAGTAGAGAATATTAATAACGTTAATGCTCAAGAAGTATTAAGTGGTGTTCAACTAGAAATTAACTATAACAAAGAACTATCATTAGATGAGGCAATGGAATTAGCAGTTAAAAACTTAGCTAAAAACCCACTACATTATGTAGAAGAAGGCCAATTTGGTATTAAAGGTTTAGGGTATAAAGAAGGAAAACAACAACAGTCTGATGGTGAGACATATGGTGGTAGTGGTTTTAGTTCAAAGTTAAAAGATGGAGGTGATTCTATGGTCCCTTTAAAAGAAAATATTAAAAAGTTAGTTTTAGAAGCATTTGGTACAGTAGTAGCCTCAGGAAATCCAAATTCATTAGCCGCCCAATCAGGAAATATAATTAGACAAATGATGGCAGAAAAAGAAGAGGAAAAAAAGTTACCTATGGACGAAATGGAAGATGAAGGTACAGCAGTATCTTATTCAGACACTACATCAGAGGCAGCAAAACCAGATTTTATGGATATTGATGGTGATGGAGACAAAGAAGAATCTATGAAAAAAGCAGGTAAAGATAAAAAAGCTAGAAAACCTAAAAAAGAAACTATAGACACTAAATTAGCCGAAATAGGAAAAGAAGCTGAAGAGGTTAAAATGGAAGCTCAATTAGACTTCTTACATGATCATATCC